ATCCATTTCATCACTGCCGACTTTAACTTTTACGTCTTGTAAATTATCCGCTGTCTGTAAAAAAGTAGTAAAATGAACTTTAACGTGCTCCCACACCGAAGAAGGAGGAAGATTTAAAGCTATAGACCCAACAAGTGTATCCGTAGAGGTTAAAGTGTTTGAAGTCGCGGTTCCCTGCACTCCAGTAAAGCCTAAGTGATTGCCGATACTTACATTCTCAAAATTATAAGTGTCTGTTGTAGGATCTACCGAGTGGCCGTTTATGTTGATACCTGCTCCATCGCCAGTTAAGGTTATAAAGTTGTTCTCTATAACGGCTGATTTTGAAGTATCATCTTTCTCGTAAGCAATTATTTTCCCACCAGAAATAATTAAGTCCCTGTCAAGTAAAGTAGCTCTAGTAATATTTTCATATATTTCTAAAATATCGTCGGAGCTTTTTGCTCCGCTGAACATATGAATATCTCTCAAGTTTCCTTCAACAAATCTAGCTGCTGACGTATTTGAGAGTATGTTGATTTGCTGATCTGTATATGAAATGGTTTTTGAACCTACAGATTCAGAATTAGCTTCCTCACCACTAATATATATTTTGTGGGTTGACCCATCCCAAGTCGAATTAACTAAATGGTACTGACCTGTGTCAACGGGATTAGTAAATACCGTGGAAGAACTAAGATCAGTAAATGTCAGAGTAGAAAAGAATCTTCTGCTAGAGTCATAACTTATCTGAAAACTTACAAGCTCAGTAGGCACTAAGTTTGGAGCTTCAAAAATTGGTGTCGCTATTGTTCCACCAGCCTCTTTTGGATTAAATAAAATACCAATCGTAAAGTCTTGAGCCTTCAAGTCTTCAGACATCGGCATTGTTGCGTACTGATCCGAGCCGTTGAACTGAAGTTCATTTATTGAGAATGTTGGGGAATTGACTAGAGTGGCAGTATTTTTACTCTTTGATACATCTACCCAGCTTGAACCTGCTCCAGAATAACTAGCTTCGTTTGAAGCATCTAAATGTAAGATTTTATTTTTTCTAGGAAGACCTTTAACAAGCGTATCAGCCTCAAACGGAACACCATCTAATAAGTATTCTCCCGATACGTCTATATCTCCATGAACAAAAGTGTTACCTGAAGAAACTAATTTATCCTGTACGAAAGCACTTTCATGTACTCTTAGATTTCCAAATACATCTAAGTCTCCTTCTACGATTTTGAATGTACCTATTTGATCTGTGTTATAAGGAGAAGTTAATTTAAAATCAAAATCTTGAGGTAATGGCAATATTCCCGTGGGAGTTAATCCAGATATGCCTGTAGTTCCATTTGATAATCCTGTGAACGATGTAGTTAGAGTTATTAAATCGTCTGTATCTTGCGAATCAATCTGAAGACTATTGGCGTATTCGAGATTTATACCGCCTACTGCAAATATGGTTTCTCCTTGAATTCCTACTGACGGGAAAAAACCTGTGATTTCAGGAGGCCTAGAAACTATTAAATGACCGCTTCCACCTTGAACGTCTTGAGAAGATGTTTCACTATAGTTGCTAGAGATCTTTATTGTTCCAGACTCTCGGAAATTTCCATGAGAAAAAGAAACGCTAGGTATAACAGCTTCAATCCCAGTAATAGAAGTAGAAGATATAGTAATTGGATACTCTGCACCACCACTTATAGTACCGCCGCTAACTACTAGGTCAACGCCTGTTATATTTGTTAGGCCTGTGCCCTCTATGAATAAACTTTGATTAGGGAATCCAGATAAAGTAGAGATTCCGCTTATGTCTATGAGCTCTGGAAGAATTACAAGCTCATGCCCCTTAAATCTTATATCTTCAAATTTCTTACTAGTAAAACTTCCAGTAAACCCAGAGTAAAAATGGCTTTTATGTTGATAAGCAGTGCCAGTTGTTTTTCCGCTCCAGAAGAAGGGGTCTACCACGCCATCTGAATCAACATCTATATTACTAAATAATCTACCTTGTTGCCCAGCCGCTGAATCAGGTCCAGCTTCAACAACATGACTTCTATAAGTATGCAGTAAGCCAGTTTCATTTAAAAAGAAGAATAACTGACCAGTACCTACAAAATTATCTCCAATTGTTATTGGAAATACATAAACTCCTGTCTCATCGACATTTGCAATCCCACTTTGGAAGTGGTCTCTTCTTATTTCAGCATTATATTTGTGAGCTTGAGGATCATTATTACTTATTAATGTCTGAGGCTGATTAGGTATAAATATATCACCTAGGTTAAACCAACTAGCATCACTTCCATCCTCAAAGAAACTAGCTTTTGTATTGTAGTTACTTAAAAATTCTAATTCTTTATAAGAGCTAGGCTCATGATTAGCTCCTACTCCCGTACCAGATATACCAATGGAGTTTTCAAAGGTGTTGAATGCGTTTACGCCAGTCACATAAAGAGTATCTCCTACCCTTATCTCTGTATGAGATATTCCAGTTATGACTGGCCAAATATATAACTCAACTCCAATTGGCTTATAATCACTTGCCGAAGGAGAAGTAACCTCTTTTCTTGTGGTGTATATTGAAACCTGATCTGGTAATCCACGAGGAATTTCAAAAGTAACATACTGTTCACCATCTCCTGAAGTAAGATACTGAGTATTAGTTGGCTCTACAAATGCCCTAACAGGATTAGTATTAAGAGTAGAATTCCCTATTACCGGATTGTCTAAGTCAAGACTTCCGCCTGTATACCCCGGATAAAGATAAAACTTTGAGTTATGTAAATCATTGCCCCTCAAATAGACAGTCTCTGCATAAATTCCGGTAGATGGGTTAGCAGTTACATTTGTCGGCGCAGCATCAATGGAGAAAGTATCGGATGTAGTGCAAGAAGAATACTCAGTTACTAGCTTTAACGGTCCACTTGTTGCGTCTCCGGGAACTCTAACCATTATGCCAGTTTTGGGACTTGATCCCGTTGGCAATATTTGAGTCGTGAAACCATCATTCTGAACTTTAACAACGCTTGGAGCAGAAGAGCTAGTTCCAGAAAAATGAACTCCAGTGACTACCTCTAAATTACCCCCAGTAATTGTTATGGTCCCTCCTCTTAACTGAGAGGCTGGATAAAACCCACTGCAAACTACGTCATCAGGAATTGTAAGAAACTTACCGCTGTAATATGCCGTTCCATTAGGGGTAGTGAGAGTTAAAGACTCGTATCTATTCCTAAATAAATTATCGTATGTTAAGTAAGAACTTCTGGCAGGAACAGTGAAAGAAAGTCCAGTAGGATTAAATGGATTAATTTCAGAATAAGTCGTTACTGGAACCGAGCCATGCTTAAGACTTGTAACTCCAGCTAGTGAAGTACCACTTATAACAACTGTATCTCCATGAGAGCCAGATTCTGGCGTAACTGAATTTATTGTTGGAGCACCAAGAAAGCTAAATGAGCCTTCACTCATTCCACCAGTTGCAACTCCGTTTTCTACCAAAAGCCTATAACTAGCAGAGCTAGAAAGACCGGGAATTTGAACAGTCATTGTCTGCTGTTCGGTTCTCGGATCTCCAACTACTCCTGAAATTGTCGCTGGAATTTTTCTAGATAAATGAGCTACATCGCTTTCACCAGAAAAGAAAACTTTTAAATCGTCAGTGAAGAAGCCGCTACCAGTTATAGTAACCGCTTCATTAATTCTTCCTATGCTCGGAGTAAAGCCAACTATTTCCGGTTTGTACTTTGCGTAAAAGGCTCCCTCAGACTGGCCTGTTCCATGACTGGTCTGAACTACCAGATTCATGTATCCAGTACCAGATGGAGAAGATATAGTTAAGTCAGTGCCACTTACATTATCGTAAGATATTGTTTGAGGGCTTAATAAGTTATCTGCTGAATCTATATCAAAAGCAGAACCACTCTTATAGGCGTATATACCAGTAACTGAACTAAAGTTTGCTCCTTTTACATCGTAAAATGTAACGTTACTGTTTCCTGCTGGAATACCAGATTGCGGAGTTACAGAAGTTATAACTGGTGGGCCGACTAATAAATTAAAATCTATGCCACCTGTATGAGGAACTCCATTCGGAGCAAGTAAATTTACGTTTCCTGATACAGCATCAACTGGGATGAAGCCAGTCAATATACCAGCGCCACTACTTAAAGTAGGATATCCGAAACCAGTTACTCCTCCATTAAATGAAACCTCGAAGACATTGTAGTCGGGATTAGTATTATCTTCGGATACTCTTTTTAGAGCTTGAGGAATAAAGTTTTCTCCAGAAAGAGTGACCTGACTTCCTATAACTCCAGAGGTTGGCGATATACCAGTGATTCTTGCGCCAACGCCTATACCACTTACTGAGTCAGACAATCCAGACTGACCTACTATCTTTAAAACCCCACTTATATTTCCCGTAGGAACTTCTATGGGTAAAGACTGTATATTAGTAATATCACCAGTTCTTGTATAACCTGTTACTTCATTATCTCCAAAGTACGCGCCAGTAACTCCAGATAAAGCCAAGCCGCTTACATTAATTACAGTATTCGGTAATGGATTAAAATTACTTACTGATATAATTTCTGGCTTCGGAACAAAGCTAAAGCTAGACTCCCCTGAAGAATTAATAAGATCCGATGCAACAGTTATAGGGCCAAATTGAGAATTAAGAGGAATAGTTGCCTCAATTAAATTAGGAGAGAGAATAGAAAATGGAGCACTAGATTCATGTTCTGGCTGTTGAGCAAAGAACACCTTATTGACAGCAGAGAAACCTTGGCCAGAAAGAACAACTGACTGACCAATAACTCCTGTTGTTACTCCTGATAAAGCCATATTAAACCCTTAAAAATACCCCTCCAATAGAAACGGTTGGTCTTATAATTTGAAAATTATCTTCAGTCCTAGAAATTATCTCTCCATCATCTGGTCTTTTTGCTAATATGTTACCACTTGGGATTATTACATCTGGTAATACAATTTTTACTGTTTTGTCATCAACGTAAATTACCTCTAAGTCACAATAACCTCCTATGCAAAACGTTGGATCTAAATGAAGGTTTTCTCCTGACACTGTTATTTCGTCTCCCGGAGATCCAGATAAAGCGCTTATACTTGATATTGTTGAGTCTTCGCTTGGAGCAGATTGCCTTATGGAAAAACTATTGGACAGTACGTTATCTGAGGAAGTCGAAAGTTGCTTCGAAGAAGTTCTGCCTTTTACTACGTATTCGGTTTGTTTAACGCCCTCTTTATTACTTAACTCAAAAGATATTTGGGCTGAGTCCCCAAAGATACTTAAGTCACCGCTGTAATTATCGAAATTTACTCTAGTATTTAGTATTTTCTTACCAAATAAAATTCGATCTGGCTTTATATTTGTAACTCCAGAGCCAGTAATTACTTCGTAGTTGGCCTTTGTATCATTCCTGAAAGAGAGCGAGGCGCTTCGTACTTTAGTGAGATCCCCTAATCCTGTTCCATCTATTGAAATGTCACATACATTTAATAAATTTTGAGATTCGAGAGTTTGAGTTTGGGGAGTAAAGTCTCCAGAGAAATGATCAAAGAAATTTATCTCTGCACTTATGTATACTGGCTGGTTTGGATTTAGCCTTACATCATATTGAGTTAGATAGCCACTTGGAAAACTTACTCCACCAAAACTACCACTTATCCCAGACTGCTCATGGTAAATATGTTTCTTGATTGGGTCTTCACCACTTAAGTAGTAGCCTACAGATAAAGTGCCCCCGACTGCTTGTTCTGGATATTGCTGACCTTGAGAAAATTTTCTATTCGCTAAGTATCTATCATTTATACTGCCGTTTACATTTATGCTAACATTATCCGCTATAATGCCGCTTCCATTTAAATCAATTATACAGTTTTTGTAGCTACTGTACATTAGTCAATCCTCCTTATTTCAAAAGTGGATTTAACATAATCATTAGTATCCAATGTAGTATTGTTAGAAACAATTCTGTACCCAGAAACATCAAAGTCCATACTGTCAGTTAAAGAGTCATCACATAAATAACCTAGCTTAAATATTCTTACTCTCGGATTTTGAGCACAGGCATCGAATAAAGCGCACCCGCTTTCTCCGTAGAAATTCATTTGCCTACTATTATCTCTTTCTATCCTAATTCTTTCCTCGGAGCTTAAATTGGCTACTTGCATAGGGTTCTTGCTACCAACTCCATAAAGAGGCTGAACCTTGTTGGAGAAATTATAATCAAATTTAAAAACAGGAATATCTAAGTCGCCAGCATCCGATTGAACAAAAGTGGTCCAAGCGTGAGCTAAACCACTAAAGCTTTCTGGGTACGATGCGTCACTAGTCTTACCAGTGACATTTCCACTAATCTCACCAAAACCCTGATAGGTTACGTTAGCCTTGATAGCGCTGTTCTCTTGAATTGAAAGAGAATAGTTAGTCATATAAAAAGCGCCGGATATGCCAGCGACTTCTATAACTTGAGCTTCTGCTTGCTCGAATTCTGTGGAATTTTTAATTCTAGTCGTTTCAGGAAAACAGGGGTCACTTGTTAGATCGACATAATAGGTTGCAGAAAATTGATTTCGTATAGCCCCGTTAGGAGAAAGTTCTAGAGCATCAGATCTACCGACAGGCCTAATGGCTTGAAGTGAATTAGAAGAATTAATGGAAGCATTCTGAGCCATTAACCCAGTTCCATTTACCCTAATGTCACATTCGTTAAAAAAAACCATCCCTTAAACCTTTTTCCAGTTAATTTTACACCAAAATTCAAGAAGTTTCAGTTTTTAATTCATTAGTATTCATATTGTTATTCAGGGTTTGCAGGTCGGATATATAGCTTTTGTAAGTAGCTGATATTTTTGCGTTTTCATCAGTATTCACAGTATAGTTCTCGGAAACTAAAGTCGCTCCAGAAAAAGTAAATTTCGTTAGTACCTCTCTTGTTTTATGATCTTTTAGTCTGATTTCAAAATCCTTTAATTTTTGTTTACAGGGGTAGGATCTAATTAAGTTCCCAGAGTAGTCGTTTATTTCTATTGTGAAATTAGTTGTTACTACAATAGGGTAGTCTATCTTCACCTGATGCGGTTGCCTGTTGCCCAGTTTATAGTAGTCCTTTCTGGGAATATTTATATTCACACTGTAATTATCCACTAAATTTGTCTGAAATTCATCTAAAGTGATCTCAATCGTTGAAGCGGTAGGGATTTTGAATGCTGGGTCAACTTTTGTGGTATTTTTTATGTTACTTACCTCTTCTTGAGCATCTGTAGCCATATCTCCAGTTGGTATTCTGCCCATATCTCCAACAACCTTAAAAGCAGCTTGGATGCTGGGAATTTCCCCAACAGAACAAGAATTAGAATAAGATTCTAAATACCCGGAATTAAAAGAATAATGAAAATCATTAAAATTCGTATTATCTTTCACCAAATACGCATTGAAACTATTCTCGGATATGCATTGTATAAACGGATCTGTATCTATAGCCAGAGCCTCAAATTGCATTTGGCCAACTTGAGAGCTAGTCGGCACAGGAATTATTTTCGTAGAGCCAATAAACTCCATAGGTTGCTCTGGGACCGTGTAAGAGGCATTAGCCGACTGTATCCCAAAAACCTGACCAGAACCTATGAAAACCTGTTGGTCTTCTCTATTCAGAACCGAAAAAGCCATATATACTTATTACACTGACTTATTTCTTAATCAATCGCTAAATATGTGTAAATAACATAGGAAAAAGGTATGGTTAATATTTACGAAATAAAAGAGTGGTCTTCAGGGACGACTTACAATAAGTTCGATATTGTATTCTATAATTACCTAGATACGAAATATTTTTGGTATTCTATGGTAAATGGCTCTACTACTAGCGCTCCTACCATTTCTAACCCCCAATGGGGCGGTGCAAAATTTTCACAAGAACTAGGGAAAGTTAAACCTAACTTTATATGGAAGCCTTCTTATAATTTTTCCGTAGCGTCGAACCCTAAATCTCAAGTTCTTAAATTTGGAGATGGCTACGAGCAAAGAACTTTAACTGACATACACCCAGACTTAGTTAAGGCAACTGTATCTTTTGAAGGCAGGACTAATAATGAGGCAAAAGCCATAGCTCACTTTTTTGCCGCAAGGAAAGGAACGGAATCTTTTATTTTCAAACTACCTCCTCCATATGCGGTTGAGAAATTATTTGTATCAAGAAATTGGAATTACTCCATGAAGTTTTTTGATAATAATACTATTTCAACTACTTTTGAAGAGGTAACAGTATAATGTCTGTCAAAAAAATAGATGAATTTCCGGATCTGCCCACTTCAGTTTCGCTTGAATCAAACAAGAAGATTATAAGCGAACTACAAAGAGCAAATCCTTCTCAAATCGTTACTTTGTTTGAGGTAGATGCAGAGGATTTGTTATTAGATCAGCATGTTCCATTCGATAGGATCACCAAGTCTGATGCGGTATTTAGATTCCATAATAATCTGAAGCTCTCTAAGCAAGATATAATATGGAAAGGCCAAAAGTACATAGCTTTACCAATAATCGTACAAGGCTATGAAGCAAACACTAAAGGTTCTGCGCCATCACCAAAATTAAGTTTGTTTTCAGACGAGGCAAGAGTAGAAGAATTTAAAAATTTTAAGTTACTGTTAAGAAAAGCAAATGACCTAACTGGAGCAAAAGTCACAAGAATAAAGACATTTGCTAAATACTTAGACGAAGATAATTTTTATATAAACATAGGGGGAAAAAAGAATTACATAGGTGATCAAAGTTTAGTTCCAGATGGATTTGAGCCTGACCCTAATGCAGAATTCCCAAGAGAGATTTACTTTATAGAAAGAAAAAGCGTAGAAACAGCAAACTCTATAGAATTTGAATTGTCTTCTTTTGTAGACTTCGAAAATAAAAATTTGCCAAACAGGTTAGTAATTTCAAGAAGTTGCCAATTTGAATATAGGGGCGAGGGATGTCTATACGAGTATGCTCAAAATTTTTCTCCAAACGATGCCCCTAATAGAGGCAAAGCCCAAGCTGCTTTCAACTGCGATAACTTAAAATCTTTAAATTTACCAAGCAAAGCTCCACCCATAGCAGACAGTCAAAATACATTAATTAAAGATGCTATACCTGAATACGACTTTAATAAAATGTCTAAGCCTCCAGTTAAATGGTCTGAATCAGAAGTCTATTTTAAGGGCGATTTTGTATACATAGAAAAAAGTGGAAGAAAATATTATTTTGTAGCTAAATCAAATGACATACCAAAAGGTATAATCGATCAATACGCTGCTCCACCTAATTTAACATACTGGGTTCAAGATTCCTGCTCTAAAGATGCCGTTGGCTGCAAGCTTAGATGGTCTGACGAATATAAAGACCAAAAAGGACTTAGAGTTGGTGGTGAATTCTCAACGGGGTCTATAACTAGAACTGATAGCGCAGCAGTTCCGGGTAATGGAAAAACACATGACGGTCACTTACCTTTTGGAGGCTTTCCTGCAACAATAAGACTGGAGGAAGGATCATAATGAACCTCAAAAAGAAAATTTCTGAACACGCAAAAAGAGAAGCTCCAAATGAATGCTGCGGGTTTATAATTCAAAAAGAAAAAGAATTAGATGTATTTGAATGTGTTAATCAATCAAATTCAAAAAATAAACATTTTAAAATCTCTCCGAACGATTATTTGAAAGCTACATCCTTGGGAACAATAGCTTCAGTATATCACTCTCATGTAGACGGCAACTTAGATTTTTCTCATTTCGATAAAGTTCAAAGTGAAGTAGAGAACATGAGGTATCTAATGTATCACTTAGAAACCGATTCATTTACTGAATACATCCCAAAAGGAAAAAAAGATGATCTACTTGGAAGAAGTTATCAACTTGGCGAAAGAGACTGTCTTTCTCTAATAAGAGATTATTATAGAACTAGACATGGCGTTAATATTAAAGACTACAAAAGGGACGAGTCGTTTAATTACGGGGGAGAGGATCTTTATAGAAAAAACTATAAATCTGAAGGTTTTTTTGAGGTAGATAAAAATGATTTAAAAGAAGGCGACATGCTCTTCATAAACAAGTATGGAGAAGATTTTTTATCTCACGCCGCCGTATACATGGGCAACGATACCATATTGCATCATCCAATGAATAGATTCTCATGTGTGGAAGAATACTCTGAACCCCTAAAATTAAGAACTCTTGTCGCTGTAAGGCACAAATTTGTAAGATGAATCTCACAGAAGAAATAAAAAATAAAATTATTTCTCACTCAAAACGGGAGTACCCAAATGAGTGCGGGGGAATTATTCTAACGTCCATAGACGAAGATGTCACAATGGTGAATGATAGCCTTACTGTAATTGAGTCAAAAAATCTTTCGTCAAATCCACAAGAAGAATTTGTAATGGCGAAAGAGCTTATCAATCGCTATCACAGCAACATAAAATTTATATATCACTCGCACACTAAAGGCCAAAAATCTTTCAGCACAAGAGACAAAATGGTAAGCGAGAAGCTAGAAGTTCCTCTAGTATTATTTGATCATAAAAATAAAACTTTTGATTTTTATTATCCCAATGGTTTTATACCCTCACTAACAGGTAGGTCTTGGGAAGACACTAATTCTTGTAATAAAATTGGCTGTTTTTCTGTTGTAAGCGATTACTATAAAAAAATTCTCAAAATAGAAATGTCTGATTATGAGAAAGTTGAGATAGTAAAAAATGTTAATTTATCTGAATCTGACATAACCACTATGCTTGCTGGTACAAAGTCTAATAAAAGACTAATAGAAATGATAAACGCTTATAGAGAAAACCAATCCTTTGACTTGTATCTAGAGCAAAATAGTTTTGTTGAAGTTGGTGATCTTAAAAAGCATGACATTATTGGGATGAAGGGAACCGATAAAAAATTTGCTCAAAAGTTAAATATAGATTTTTCAATACATTTTGCAATTTACCTTGAAGGCGGAGTTATATTACATCAACCATACATGAGAGACTCCAGAATAGAAAAACTAACTAATGATTATAGATCTTTAATTCATAAAATTTATAGGCACGAAAGTAATCTATGACCAAAATTAAATTACATGGAGATTTAGCAGATCAGCTTGGAAGAAGCGAATGGGATCTTTGCGTAGATTCCCCGAATGAAGCCTTATGGGCTATTAATTCTAAAACTAATCAAAAGCTTAATAAGATTCTTATAGATAAATCTAAGAGTAATCAAAAAATTGCAATACTAATCGATGGTAAAGAGTTAATGCTAGACGGCTCTCTTAAAGGTCAGGAAGATTCTTTGCGGGAAGATTTTCAGGTCTTTTCCAACTCTGACTATTTTTTAAATAGAAAGAATATAAAGACAATAGATTTTGTGCCGATCATAGAAGGCGCAAATGAAGACGTAATGACTGCTATTGGAATAATTTTAATAGTTGTCTCTCTTGCTTGGGATCCTAGTGGTACTACCGCTCAAGCGATTAATAGCGCTATGTTTGCTGCTGGTGTAGCGTTAACGGCGGCAGGTATAACGGCTATGATGATGGAGCCGCCTGAATTTAGCGAAGCTAAAAAGATAGAGGGCGTAACTGCGGGATCTTATTTGTTTAATGGCCCTGTAAACATAGTAAGAGAAGGGAACCCTGTTCCTTTGGTTTATGGGCAGGTTTTGGCTGGTAGTAACGTTATCGCTGCATTTAATGATGTCGATCATGTAAATGCTGCTGATGGACACATCACTTCGTAAAATGAAAAAGGAAACTAAAAAAGTAGAGTACGAAGCGCTAAAAGATTTATCTTTTGCTGGCGGCGGTCCTCCTCCGCCCCCAGTACCGAGAGATCCAGTCGAAGAGCCCGTAGGTATAGATACCCCAGAGTTTCCTAGGGCGACAGACAGAAACCAACAAGGCAAACCACCCGGAGCGCTATCTCTTAGCACTACAGAAGTAATAGATTTAATTAGTGAAGGCGAGATAGAAGGAATATCTTCTGGAGTTCATGTCTTTGACGCTACTTTGGGCAACACTGGCTACGAATCTGCTAAATTTGAGCCTTATGTTCCAACTGAACCCGGAGGCAGTATTGCCAGCACATCTGGATACCTAAGATCAGTATACTACAACGACGTAGAAATTTTATCAAAACAAGGATATTTTAATTTTGATTCCGCAGATTTTCAATTTACGCCCGGAAATAAAGTAGGCGAATCAATAGCTCTTACTACCGATGACGAAGTAGGGGCAAATCAATTACAGGTTATAAGAAGCATAAGCGAAAGACTTTTCGGCCCAGAATTAACTTATAAAAACACAGACGAGTCACAAGAGTCTTATTTGCCAGAGCAAATGGTTTTGAAAGAGGGCGAAGATGACCTTGGAAGACATCAAGCTAACTTTTACAAAATATTAAACAAAAGATGTAAGTCATTTAAAGTAAACGTAAAAATAGGAAGCCTCTTTAAGAGAGAGTTAGAAGGACCATTTAAATACAAAGAAGGCGAAGAGCAGCCAAAAGTCGGCAAAGGAGACACGAAAGGCAACACTGTAGAATATAGAATAGACTACAGGCCATATTTCTCAAAAGATTACAAAAACTCAGATTTTTTTCCAAGGGACGATTCAGGTAAAATTAATCAAACTACGACAAACGTAAAAAAAGAAACAGTGTTCGGTAGGGTAGCCGCTGGCTACATGAGGGAGACTCTAGTAGAAGTTGATACTTCTAAATATCAACAAGAAATGGAAGACCCAGATTTTATGGGTTGGGAAGTGGCAATATACAGATCTACTTTCGATTCTTTTTCTAGCAGTGAAGGAGCGACAACGACTGTTGACTCTATAGTAGAAATATATGAAGAAAGATACTGTTATCCAAACTCTGCATATGTGAGAAGCAGGTTTAGGGCTGACTCCTTTTCTGCGTTACCCAAACGAAAATTTTTAACAAGAGGTATAAAAGTAAGAGTCCCAAATAACTACAATACGCTCTTAAGGACGTATGGAGCCTCAAGAGGAGGCGCTTCAATTTCCAATGGCGGAGACTCTTCATTAGATCAAATGTATGATGAAAATGGAGCAGCTTTGGGTGCTTCAACAGAAGATTGGAATGGAGATTGGAAAAGAAATTCTGACGGTACGATAAGATACGAATGGACAGATAACCCAGCTTGGATATTTCATGATTTAATCACTAATCCAAGATATGGACTAGGAAAACAGATAGGTTTAAATAATGTTGATAAATGGGGACTATTTGAGATTGCAAAATATTGCGATGTTATGGTTCCTAATGGCAAATCTAATCCCGATGGGACAAAAGAAGGTGGGGAGCCAAGGTTTACTTGTAATGTAGCTATAACTAACAGAGAAGATGCTCTTAACGTAATAAACTCATTCGCTTCTATATTTAGAGGGCTATCTTTTTACCAAGGCGGAAAATTACAGGCATCATTTGATGCTGATAAGCCAGTCACATATCTTTTTAACAACTCTAACGTATTAGAGGGCAATTTTGTTTATAGTAATTCATCTAAAAAAGCTAGAGCTACTGTAGTTTTAGTAAGATATAATGATTCTGATAATTATTATAAACCGACCATAGAATATGTAGAAGACACAGAAGGAATTAAAAAATATGGCGTTCAGGTAAGAGAGTTAACAGCATTTGGAACAACGTCAAAAAGCCAAGCAATTAGATTTGGTAAGTATGTATTGTTTACTGAAGCTCTAGAGACTCAAAGCGTTAACTTCACAGCAGGTTTGGAAGGAGCCTACATATCCCCCGGACAAATAATATCAATATCTGATAAGACTAAGGGTAATTATGCAGACTTTTCAATAAATAGAAGAGGAGGTAAGTCAACTAGGCTAGATATTGAATCAGGAGGATCTGATAATTTAGCTACTGGCTATCTTTACCTAGATGCTTCTATATCTGGATATGTTAATACTTCAAAAGTAGCCGCAAGTGATAGGTTTCAATTAGAGGTGCTAACACCTCCCGCATATATTGACGCTATTAATACGTCCATATCTGATAGTTCTAATGCATCTTCTTACGTTAAGAAGCCTTCGGTTCAAAAATTTTCTTTCATTAAATCTGACGTACTTGAAACTGGAACAGCATACAGTGGAATCTCAAATAATCATACTAAATCTGTAATTAAAATAACTGGAGACCTTTCGAGCTCTACAAATGTTTTTGATACAAACAATTTCAATGTAACTGGATTTACCGGACTGCTTTATAATGAAGAATCACAGCAAATTAATGGAACTGGATTTGTTGAACCTAAACCAGATCATTTTGCTTGGGGCGTAGGATTTACAGGAGCCAAACTAAACATAACTCCAGATATAGATTTATATAAAGTAGTAGGAGTACAAGAGAAACAGGGTAATAAATTTGTAATCAATGGCATAGAGCACAAACCTGAAAAATACCATTTAATTGACTACTCTACTCAAAATATATCTCCTGCATCTTTTGATTTTCCGGGAGCCGCCACTAACTTTAATTCATTTGTTATTCCTTTAACTTCAAACTCTAGAAAAATAAGGTACTCTTTTGCAGAGCCTTCACCTAATACTGATCTAGCTGGTTTCAAAATTTACGTAAAATTTGGGGCTTGGGATCTTACTAACGACTTTAATGAAGACCCATTTGAAGTATTTCCTAATTCGGAATACTTAAGGGATTTCCTGCCTAAAGGAAAAACATCCTCTGAATTTTTGCCCACCGAAGACGGAACTTATAATTTTAGAATATATTCTGTAAATACTTATGGAAAAGCTGACTCTAGCGCTTACCTAGAAGGATCTGTTGCTGTAGACGGAATTAATTTGCTTATGGACATGACTGTGAACTCATTGTCTTTAGTGGGAGATTTGGATGGGGGAACGAATGAGTCTGCTAAGAAAGACGGTGATAGCGATTTCACTACTTCAGACTTACAAATACAGTGGCAAGCTGGCTTTACAGATGAAAAACTGACAGCTTTTGCAATACCGAATGATTTTGAATTTAGAGTAACATACAGATATCCAGATCAAAATTACGCAAGCCCCGGAAATATAATTTTGCATGAGCAAACAGGTATTAGCTCTGCTAAATTTTCTGATGATTTAACAATGTCTGAAAATCTAGCTATATCTGTACCTGCTGAATTAGGCTCTGCCATAACGCCATTTAGATCGTTTGATGTAGTTGTTGAAGCCGTGGACTCTCAAAATAGAACTTCTGCTGGCGGATCTATAACTAGAGATGGAGGCGGAAATCTAACCTCTGAATCTACATATTTTAATGCCAAAGGCTACGATATTCTTTATGTAAATAATTCGGCCCCTCAATCCATAAGGGTTTCAGATAGAATAGGAACTAATGGAGCTCAACCAGAGAATTGCGATAATGCAGTAAACGCTAATTTCTGCACTGATCAGTGGCTAGAAGATGACGGAACTTTAAATTTTGTAATTGAAAAAGATACAAATGGAATTGTAACCGGAGTATCTGATCTATCTCAAGCCGTCTTTATAGTCTCTAAAACTTATTTCGATGCAACGTCAATATCATCTAAAATAGATAATGTAGTCGCAGATGGATCTATAACTTCTTTAGAGAGAATCACAAAGCTAGACGATGAACCGACTTACGTGATAGTTTCTCAGGGGCTGACGAAAGACGAAGATTACGTATTTACCGTAAAAACTCCATTTACAGACATTTCCTCTGAAGACATAGTTGATGAGGGAGCTCAAGGAGCCTTAACTGAAGTTTATGTCAGTGTAGGCTTTATGGATGATTTTATAAGCAGCGCAACTGAGATAGAGCCCACGAAAAAATCTCTATTAAGAAAGGTCAACTGGGCCACCAACACTGTAAAAGTTGGACCGAGAAACGCATTCTTAAAAGACTCCCTAATGTACAGGGCTTGGATAGTCATGAACGTAAACTGGGACTCTAAAGACATTCTAGATTATCAATCTTCAAATATATCTGAAGTTGCTTACCCAAGTCATGCTGCAAATTATGCAGTGAGACAGCAAAAGGTCACTCATGGCAAAGGTGGCGGCACATCGTATAAAAACTTTACTATTCAAGCCAATAGAGCAGGTAGAAGTTTCACGTTTAAAAATCCCCTACCCTCTAGCCAATACGAAATAGTGATTTACTATTCTCCAAGAGAGAAAAAATATACTTCTGGATCTAAAATTCCAATATTCGGAGAAGGAAGCCATTCCCCTGAGATATCTGTCTCCTCTAAAACTAGATATGGCTTTACTATAAATAATGTCTCAACCGGAGGTTATGGAACTAACGGCAAGCCTCTTAAAGGTTGCTACTTTATTGGAGTCTTGCTAGGAAGCAATATAGTCACTAATCTAAATGCGTTTGGGACAACTAATGCAGATGCTACATGGCTTAGTGATGAATTTCCATATGATACAGATCGATTAGACGAGGCTAGAAGCATTACCTTAAATACTGAATTAGGAGCATTTGACTTAAACTTTTAAAATGAAAAAATTTCTAATTGCATTTTTTGATTGCGACCCAAATTCGGTAATTATTCCAATTGGTGATAACTCAGATGGAGACTTGTCTTTATTAAGGCAAGTTAAAATGCTGGGACTCAGCCCAAGTAATGTTGTTAAGAGCTTTACTCTTACAATGAATGATTACGTAGTCCCTGAAAAATATCTTTCTTGCTTTAAGCTGAAAGAGGACAAGCTGGTTTTCGACAACTCTCAAATAATGTATGAGAATCTTGACTTCTGGATGGCTCAAAGGCAGGAGCTATTCAATGACTTGGACGTAGAATTTATAAGGGCGTTAGAAGATGGAGATGAAAATAAAGTCTCTAAAATAAAAGCTCAAAAGAAATTTTTGAGAGATTTGCCTAATTTTATTCCCCTTAAACTTGCAGAAGTTATGGGCATCGAAGACGCTTATACGTACAGAGACGAAGATGGAAAGCCTGTTGGCGTAGTAGATAGCTACGATGCGCTTTCTACGTCTCAGCAAATTTACTATAAAGGTCTTTTCAATGAAAGATACTCTGTTTCTCAAGTACTAAAATATACCCCATTTTACAACATTCTATATGTCGATGTAGTAAATGGAGGATCAGGATATAAGACAACCCCAACAATAGAGTTTAATTGCGATTACGAAATGGCTTTTCCTCCACTATGCAAAGTTATACTGGAAGATGAAAAAGTTAAAAAAGTAGAAGTCCTAATCGCTGGATGCGGAATAGTAGGAGATTACTCTATGATAGTGTCAAAGCCTGACGAAGGGGATAATCATGCAGAAATAAAAACTGAAGTCTGCAATCAAGTAGATATTAATTACCCTTCTTTCGAAGTTCCTCCTCAAGAGAGCTAATCTTATCTTCTAGGTTTTTTATTCTAGAATCAACAATAGTCATAGCCTTATTAAACACTGTGCTGGCGCTCATGCTGTTTTCCAATAAATAAGGAAGACCTAGATTTTGAGAAAAATCTTGAGCCGTGTTAAACAATGCCGACTCTTTACTGTCGGACAAATAAGGAGTAGAAAGATGAAGCGCTTTCTTCTTGGCTGAAATTTTTCCAAATTTAACTCCAGAAGGTAAACTAGAATCTAGCAACAAGTAAAAATCGCCGTTGTCCATCTCTTTGATATCTATAAGCTTTTGAGTGAAAGCACTTCTTTTGGGAGATGAAGAAAAAGATAAATTAATTTCTAGCCCAGATCCTGAATCGGAATCCGGAGACCAAGCCAGTAATATCTCTCCCTCTGGGACTGACAAATATTTGCCGGGAGTTTTTAGACTCAATGAAGTAACTGCGCCATTTTCCCCCACTGAAGAGACTTCTAATTCAGCCCAAAGGTTTTTATTTATTGATAAATCTACTTGGCTTTCACCTTCGCTTACATTGAAT